TCCACTCAAGCCAAACTTAAACAGTCGACGGTCCAGCGGTTATGCGGTTCTCATTAGCTCTATACATGTAGCGCTGCAAACGACGGTACGTATCCCTAAACGAATCCATTCGTCTACGAGCAGCACGTCGGGCAGCAGCTTCTTGCTGATTCAACCTGCGGATGCTTGTGCGACCAGTAGGTATACTTGGTCGCATCAAGCTCTCGCCAATAGGCGCAGGTTCATCAGGCAACAACTCACTCAAATCAGGTACCTAAGAAAGTATAGTAAATCGGCCAGTATCAGCAAGCCTAGATGCGTTCGTTACACCCGGTAATCCTCCAAACGCATAATTCGCTGCTGCACCGACAGCCGTGCTTACAGCTGCTCTACCAGCCGCTTCTGCTGCTCGAGCAGCTCGTCTGACACCAGCACGCACAGCTGAACGGGCACCGCGTGTGAATGCTGAACTCACCTGAGATATAATACCCTCATTATAGTGCTGTGTTGCTTCCGCAACAACTTGACTTTCACTTGGTGTACCCGGGCTGTGCGTTGCCGGTGTGTTTGCGGTCATATACGCCACACCAGACATGTCTCCAATATCCATTGGAGTTGCCGCGGTAGTTGCCATAATTCCACTCGAACTAGGAATTGCTTCATAATGTGAAATACATTCACATGTCAACGGAGTGGTATTCGTGCCGGCTCCATCTACACATATGAAGATTGTATTCCACTGATTAGCAACTTGAAATTCAGCAGCAGTGGCTCCAACGTTTCCGCCTCGCAATTGCCCGGGCGAAACGTATCTCTGCGCTGTCACATCTAAACACTTATTATTAATAATAAGTGGATTCTGAGTCAAAGATGCAATGGTAACGCGTCGATAATAAGGCAACTCAGTTAGTGCAGCAACACTAGTTGGAAAATTCCACGTTGTGGTTCCAAACTGACTAATTGGTCCAACAGCAATGTGTACAAACCCAGTTGCAGAAGTAGGTGCAAATCCACTTGAGATTTTCACACTATGCGCAACGGTTCGCAACAAACCAATATTGTTCTCAATACGAGTCTTATTTGGACTAATGACATAGTCCAAAAAGTTGGCGGCCCAAGCCCAACTGCTCGGGCCATTACCGTCGTTTCCAATCACCTGCACACAGTCAGGATGGCTTTGAAACGCATAACATTTAGGATTGCCATTTGAAATCGAACTCGTAAGGCTAAACTCAGATGTGTCAATAAATGAAGTACTAGGCGTAGAATTGCTATCAGGAATTTTGACGCCGCGACACGAAGGATCCCAAGGATTGATTTGAGCAAGCGCATACTGACTCAACGGCTTAGGCGCTGCTGCGGCTGCGGGAGCCGCTGTACTTCGTCGTCGCGTTGTAGTGCCACTCCGCACGTACCGAGTGCGATAAATAACACGAGGGCGATTATAGTAGCTTCTACGACCATAGCCGGAGTATCTCCGTCTATACGATCTACCGCTGTAATATGGCATGGCAAATTACAGACTGACACGTGGCAAAAATTTCTATTTTTTGCCAACAGTCACCCTCTTTTCTTTTTTTCCATATTTTTTAAAATCCGACCAATCACATGGCGGGAAAAAAAGAAAATTCACCCAATCAGTGATTGAACTCGCGCGCTTTTTGCAACCACTCTCGTCCAATCAAAGCGTCAAATTTTCAAAATTCCGCCAATCACAAGTGATTCCATGACCTGGTCATGGGGGGGGTGGTAATACTACACACCCCCCCCAATTGTTCACAAGCCATTTTTCAAAATGGCTACTCGAGCACGAGGCTGGGTGTTCACTTTAAACAACTACACAGACGAAGAAATCACGACGATCATCAAGATCAATGGATATCGCTATCTCACGTTCGGGAAAGAAGTTGGAGAGAATCAAACTAAACACTTGCAGGGATATATCCATTACCATTCAGTCAAATCGTTCAATCAAGTCAAAAACGATTTGCTACGCAGTCACATTGAACAACGACGAGGGAGCCTCGAGCAAGCCATTACATATTGTCACAAAGATGGAGACTTCTACGAATTCGGTGAGAGGCCACTCACTAAATCAGAACAAGGGCAGAAAGGTGGAGAGGCATATAAACTCAAGTGGAAGCGACTGGTCGAGCTCGCCGAGTCCGGCAACCTTGATGAGATCAAAGAAATTGCCCCAGCAGAATACGTTCTACATTTCACCAAGTTCAAGTCTCTACGAAACTACTCGTCAACCATTATCGATGGATCTCTGAACCATGAATGGTGGTACGGGCCAACCGGTACAGGTAAGTCACGCACTGTTTGGGAATTATTCCCAAACCACTACCAAAAAGAACTCAATAAATGGTGGTGTGGTTACAACGGCGAAGACGTCGTTGTAATCGAAGAATGGTGCCCTAAAAATGAATGTACCGGTTCTCACCTTAAAATTTGGGCTGACAGGTACCCGTTCACAGCCCAAATCAAAGGGGGGTCTCTTCAAAAAATTCGTCCAAAAAAAATTATCGTTCTCAGCAACTATACCATCGATCAATGTTTCACGAATCCGGAAGACCTTCTACCGCTCAAACGCAGATTCACCATCAAACACTTCACCGAATTCGCTACTGCCTGACCCTAAACCTTAAACCCTGGACCCAACTGTTTAAGTTCGGCTCGAGTGAACTCGAGCCTCAATGTCTCAATTCTAATGCATAATATATTCGCTTCCCGCTCATTTATGAATTTTCCAATGATAAACGACGACGTCAAACATCAAGTCCTTTCTTTGCAACTGCACTGGTATGATCAAGCACTGGACAACGCATACGAGAACATATCTCGACTAATACGCCGTATCGACAACCTCGAATCGCAAATAAGAAGACGTGAGGAAATAATCGAAAGGTACGAAAGAGACGTAGCTACTAAAGATGCACACTTAGCACAGCTTAACTCTGATAATCAACATCTTGTTCGCTGGATCCTTGAGCTCCTTCGCGACTAGTTCCTGTCGCTCGTCACTCAAGCCGCAAAAAGGTTGATTATCTTAAGCCCTAGCGGCCTTTGCAACCTCTTTCGCCTTTCGATTCCCACGCTTATTTGCGCGGTTTGTCGACGGCTTCGCGAGGTTCCGTGCGTGTAGTGCTTGCCAGTGCAAGCAAACAAAGGCTTGAGTTAGAGTCATCATTTATCAATGAAAAATTAATAAATGACCGTGCATCGAATATATTACGCATGTAATTTTACGACATTGGGGCACGGTCCACTCAAGCCAAACTTAAACAGTCGACGGTCCAGCGGTTATGCGGTTCTCATTAGCTCTATACATGTAGCGCTGCAAACGACGGTACGTATCCCTAAACGAATCCATTCGTCTACGAGCAGCACG